AACCGTGACTTCGTTGGCCAGAGGTTCTGTACGAACAATCTGCCAGCGAAATACATGACAACGTATTTGAACCCTGCAAAGTTCAAGGCGTATGGAAATTCTGGTGCTGGCTGCATCTCTTTGGCTCTGTTTGGCGATGCCGCGCGTGTGATCATGCTTGGATTCGATTGCCAGCACACCGGAGGGCAAGCGCATTGGCACGGAAACCACCCCAGAGGGCTTGCAAACGCAAAGCAGATAGACAGGTGGCCAAAGCTGTTTGAACAGCTTAAAAACGACCATTTTGACGCTGAAATATTGAACGCTAGTCGCGAGACTGCGCTGACTTGCTTTGAGCGGGTCGCATTGGAGGATGTGCTTTGAGAGTTTGCGTCTTGAGATCCGGCAAGGAATACGGCCCGAAGCATGTCCAGTGGCTTGCAAAACAGGTTCCGAACTTGGTTTGTTTGTCTGACGTGCCGGTTGATGGCGTTCCGGTAATACCCTTGCTCAGTAAATGGCCAGGCTGGTGGGCAAAGATGGAGCTATTCCGGCCTGACATTGAGCGCGATTTGCTGTTCTTCGACTTGGACACAGTGGTGCTTGGCAATATTGAGCAACTTGAATCCCTTGAGCACACCACCATGCTCAGCGATTTTTACCACCAGCGTATGCCTGCGTCTGGCTTGATGCTGATCAAGCACAAGGACAAGCAGCGCGTATGGGACGACTGGATCGAGAATCCGGAGGCTCACATGAAGCGTTGCACGACACGGGAGCATTGGGGTGATCAGGGCTATCTTCGTGACGTTTTGCCTTGCCGAAGATGGCAGGCTGAATTGCCCAATCGGGTGTTTAGCTATAAGGTTCATGCTCAGAAAGCGCTGCCAACTGGCGCATCCGTTGTGTGCTTTCATGGCCAGCCGCGCCCGTGGGATGTCAAAAAGAGTTGGATTCCTGCGCTCTGAGGGGTAAACTTGGGGTATGAGTAATATTCGCTTTCCATTCTGGCAAGAGGTTCGCAAGCTGCTTGTTGACCGACTTGACGGCACTCACGCTGAGCGCGTCGAGGCATACCCTCCGAAGGTCTTGATGACCGACGACGATGGCCCGTATGCTCGCGTTCGCGTAGACGTTGGCCAGACTGGATTCTTTGCTGGGCGTGAGTTCATGGCCTTCCATGAATATTCAGTTGCTCAGGGTGCAAGTATTGCGATTAGAGCGATTGCTGGCGTTGACGTGTTTTTGGAGCAGTTCCATCTGGACAATTGGGCTGGTGATGTGAGACTTGAATTGCGCTCTGGCAGCACTGTGACAAGCGCTTTTGTAAATGACATTCCGGTTCGCAGGACAAATCAAACTGCTGGCGTTGATCTGACTTACACGACTCAAGTTGATATGGACAATGGTGGCGTTGTCACTGGCGGCACTTTGCTTGACGTTTTTCAGCTTACCAGCGGCAACAAAAACGATGCAGTCTCAGGTGGAAGCCAAGATCCAATCGGGATGCCAGCAGGCACGTACTACATCGTGATTTCAAACATTGGAAACCAGACTGCAACTGGCGTATTTAAGGCACGTTGGGAAGAAAGACCATGAGCATCATTACACTGGCTGCGGCCAAACTTCATCTTCGCGTCGATCACTCCGACGAAGACACTCTGATCCAGATGTATCTGGACGGCTGCGAGCAGGCGGCATCAAATTACTTGAACCGCAATCTGTACGCATCGAGCATCGGCAGTGATTTGGACGGCTTGGTGATGACTGATGCAGTCAAGGCCGCTGTGCTGCTTCAGGTTGGCACGCTGTACGAAAACCGAGAATCCGTCACGCAGCAGTCTGGCGGCAACGTGGTTGAATTGCCTTTTGGCGTCAAGTGGTTGCTTGACCCGTACCGCATCAACATGGGGATGTGACATGAGAGCAGGCCAACTTAAAAATCGAGTAATCATCCAGCAGCAATCGACTGTGCAGGATGAGATTGGCCAGCCAGTCAATACGTGGACGACATACGCAACAGTCTGGGCTGATATTCGCCATCGCAGCGGCATGGAAGAGATCAAAGCTGGCGAGGTGACATCTACCATTCGCGCCAGCATTCGCGTGCGCTACAAGTCTGGCATCACGGCTGCAATGCGCGTTGCACACGGCTCCGTTGTTTACCAGATCAAGGCCGTTTTGCGCGATGAGCAAAACAAGGACTACATGGATCTGGCCTGCGAGGTTTACGGTGGCTAAAGGCGCGAGAAGTGTCAACATCAAGGTTGATACATCTCAGTTCGACGATCTGATGTCTCGCCTTGAGGATAAGGCTACCGAGTCAGTTCGTCCGGCGGCTCAGGCTGGCGCAAACATAATTTATGAAGAGGCCAAGAGGCTGGCTGGCAGGAGTAGCAAGCCTCACTTTTTCTATGGCACTTCATGGAAAAAAGGCAGCGAGAGCAAGGCTGGACGGTATCGTTTTGAGCCGGGCAACTTGCAGAAGGCAATCTATCAGGTCTACTCGAAGGACAACTCAACCGATGAGAAGGCGACATACCATGTCAGCTGGAACTTTACGAAAGCTCCATACGGATTGTTTGTCGAGTACGGTTTAAACCCATTCGCTCCAGATAGGAAGCCATTCCTTCGGCCAGCTTTGATCAACAAAAGAGCCGAGGCTATCGCAGCGGTTGAAAGTGTAATTATGAAAAAGATAGGTGAGCTATGAGCCTTGAATCAAACCTCTACACAGTGCTGAAAACAGTCTGCGATAACGTCTACCCAGACTTTGCCCCAGAAGATACTCCGCGCCCATTCATCACTTGGAACCAGATTGGCGGATCATCAATCAAGCCTCTTGGCAAGAGCGTGCCAAACATGCGCGAGGCAGTGATTCAGGTGAACGTCTGGGCGGAAACAAGGCTTGGCGCATCGCAATTGATCTTGGCCGCAGACTCTGCGCTTCGCACATCGACTCTGTTTGCAGCTCAGGCACATGCCGAATTGGTTTCTGTCGCGGATCAGGAAACTGGTTTGCGCGGTGCGATTCAGGACTTCGTTATACGCGATCTGCGATAAAAGGCTTGCGGATGAGTTGAAAAGAGCTCTAAAATCCAAGTAGAGTGATTTTCGCTCAATGGCGCACGAGAGTGCTTCGTCCGGCCGGACATTTCACAGGAGTTTTGAATCATGGCCTATTTCTTCCCCGAAGGCAGCAAGTTCTATTTTTCACAGGACTTTGCATCCGCAAAAACAATTACAGCGTTGTCTAACGCTTCCACAGCTGTGGCCACTGCAACATCGCACGGCTTCTCTGACGGCGATGAGATCATTCTCACCTCTGGCTGGGAAGACGCTACGGACACCGCATATAAGGTCGATTCATTGACTGCCGACACATTTGGCATCACTGGCTTGAACACTGTTGACACAGACTTCTACTCTGCTGGCGGTGGTGTTGGTAGCGCACAGAAAGTGTCTAGCTGGACTGAAATCCCTCAAGTGTTGACTATCGCCACTTCTGGCGGTGACGCTCGCTTTACGACTATCAGCCCTATCGCTCGTCGCAACTCAATCAACATCCCAACTGGCTTTAACGCCACCAGCATCACGCTGACTTTGGGCCACGATCCAGCCAACGCAAACTACCAAACCATGCTCGACATTAGCCGCACTTTGTCTAAAGTCGCGTTCAAGATGGTCTTGTCTGGCGGCGCTGTTACTTACGGTTACGGCTACATGAGCGTGTCTGAAGCTCCATCTTTGAACGTCAACCAAGCAAACAGCGTCACCGCTGCTTTGACCTTGTTGGGTCGTTCGATCTCTTACGCCAGCTAAATACTGACGTAGGTTTCCAGAAGCCCTGCATGAGAAATCATGCGGGGTTTTTGTTTTGTGAACATCACAACTGAAAAGTTTTTGCAATACAATGGGTGAACCAAATGATCTGCTTGACAGCTCTTCTACTGGCATTCTCAACACCCAAAGGAAACATCCAAATGGCAAAAATCGTACTTGGCTCACGCCCTAAGAATTTCAAAGCAATCGTCAGCATTCCAATGTTGGAAGGCGGCGAAGGCTCTATCGAGATGAGCTTTGTCTATCGCACCCGTACTGAGTTCGGCAAGATGATCGACGCTCTAATGGAAGACGCTGGCGTGACTCAGACAGGCACTGGCGAGGAAGAGCAAAACTTCTCGTTGGCCAACGCTCTGGAAAAGACAAAAGAAACCAACGCTGACTACATTATGAAAGTCGCTGACGGCTGGAACTTGGAGGTTGAATTCAGCCGCCGTGCTGTTGCTCAGCTGTGTGACGAGCTTCCAGCTGCTGCTATGGCAATTATGAACAGCTACCGCGCGGCCATCACTGAAGGCCGTTTGGGAAACTAAGGCGGGTCGCTTCGGCGCTGTATACGCCAGAACCGAAAGACAAGCCTAGAAACGGGTTTGATCTTTCTGGTTTGATGGCGTCTCAAACAGTTGAAGTTTGGCCCGAAAACTGGCAAACTGTAGACCTGTTCATCTCTGTCGCTACACAATGGCGGATCGGGATGGGTGGGCCGACAGGTTTGGATTACAACGTCCTATTCCGCATGATTGATAATCTCGGCTTGCCATCGGATGACTGGAAACTGACATTCGATGACGTTCGTGTAATGGAATCGGCGGCATTGGAGGCAATGCGCCAAGCAAACAACTAGGTGCTGCATGGCTACTACAGGTCAATCAAACAATCCAAAAATTAACATTGAGATGGGCGTTGACGCCTCTGGTGTTAAGGACGGAACAAAGGTAGCCAAAGACTCGATCAACGAGTTGTCGCAGGCACTGGATCAGCAAAGTAAGAAAGCCACTGAGTCGTTCAATAAGACTCAGGAGGCCGCTGATCAAACTGGTGTTGGCATCAAGAAAGTCATTCAGGAGCAAAAGAAGCTCGCTGAAGAGGCCGAGAAGGTAGCCAAGCGTCAGGAACGAGCCACAAACAGCATCATTGCGGCCGTACAGCGATCCACAGCAGAGCTTGAGGCTGGCGGCAAGGGTACGGCAGCTTACCAGCAGAAAATCGCTGAGCAGCGCGGTGCAGACCTTACAAAACTTGAGCCGTATCTGGCCAAGCTGCGCGAGATCGAAAAAGCCAACGAATCTGTCAACGGATCTCTTGGCAAGGGCAACAAGCAGCTGAATGAGTTTGGCATGACGGCCAAGGCTACGGCAGCAGCACTGCGTCAGGTTCCAGCTCAGTTCACCGACATCGTGGTTTCATTGCAGGGCGGTCAAGCTCCACTGACTGTGCTGTTGCAACAGGGTGGCCAGTTGAAGGATATTTTTGGTAGCGTTGGCGCGGCTGCTCGTGCACTTGGCGGCTACATCGCTGGATTGGTAAACCCATTCACACTGGTCGCGGCAGCTGCTGGCACGCTTGCATACGCATACATGAAGGGCGCTGAGGAAAATGAGGCGTTCACCAAATCACTGATTCTGACTGGCAATGCTGCTGGCACGACTGCGCTTGAGCTGAGCAAGATGGCTGCTAGTCTGGATAGTGGATTTATCACGCAGAGCCGCGCGGCAGAGGTTTTGAATACTCTGGCTCAGTCTGGCAACATCGGAAAAGAGAGTTTTGAGCGTTTTGCCAAAGCCGCTCTTGAGTTCGAGAAGGCTGGCGGCGACTCAGTTGAAAACACAATCAAGGCTTTTGCAGAGCTTGGCAAGGCTCCATTGCAGGCTTCTCTGCGACTTTCCGAGTCAACAAATTACCTCACCAGATCTGTTTATGAGCAAATCAGATCACTGGAGGAGCAAGGTAGAACCATTGACGCCGCAAAGGTGGCTCAGGATGCCTACGCTTCATCCATTGAGGCATCAACTCCAAAGCTGGTGAACAACATTGGAAGCATAGAGAGAGCGTGGAATGCGCTCAAGGGTGCAACGGTTGGCTCTGCCGCAAGCCTGTTTGACTCATTGGCCAACATTGGCCGTCCTGATGCTGAGCTGAATAGCCTGCGCTTACAGCTCAAGAACAAGGAAGAATACGCCAAGTCACTGGAAGGTCGTCAGGGTTCCGATTTAGCCAAGGCAGACATTGCCGCCTTGAAAGAAAAGATTAAGCTGCAAGAGGATTCTCTCGGCATCACGGAGCAAACAGCTGCGGCTGAGGCTCGTCGAGTTCGCAATCAAGCAGAAGCCGCAGCGATTCGATTGGATGTTGCCGCCACTGGCGGGTACAGCAACCAGCAGAAGCAGCTGATCGAAATTACCAAGC